CTAAAAAGTTTCTTTGGACGTTTAGTTCGTATGATGAGAACGACGAAGTCTTCTCAGACCGTAATGTTTTTCCGATGGGTTGTATAATTAAAATGGATAAGGTTATTCTTTAATTAGATCGTTCACTCTTCTCATCTTTTCAGCTTGTTTACGCAGTTCTTCTTTACGTTTTAATTTGTCTTCAGCCGTAAGATTCCTAGTAATGATTTCTTTTCTGTCTATAAATATACCCATAGCTTTTCCTATCATAGCCTCAAACGCAGCAGTCTTCTCAGTCTTGCCTTCTTTCTCTAACTTCGTAGATAGATTTATTTGACGCTTCACAAAGTTAGCCCTGTTAACTACAAATGCTTTATTCACCTCGTTCATACGCCTAGTAAGGTAGGCCTGTATGTGTGGTAGCTTCATAAGTTCTGATGCTTCTCTTGCTGCTCTTGTTGGGCTGTACCCAGCATGCAAAGCTGCGTCTTTGTTGGTGCATCTACCCTCGTTCATAACCAAATACTCACAGAAAGCACGTTGCATAGCCGTCAGCTCCTGCAATCCATACTTATCTTTTGGTATTGGGCTATATTTACTAGCTTTTGGATAATCGCTCATACTTGCAATATATCCTATATATTGTATATTACAAGCCAGAATGGTAAGTGGAAAGCAATTGAGAATGGCGTTGGATAAGTTCATGAAATCCCCAGTATGTCAACATGCAAGGGTTCAGATAGAATTACCTAATGGTGAAATGTATGATTTAACAGCAATGATGTTGTTGGAGAATAGAATATTGGGTACACGTGAGACACATAGATTAGTTTTAAAAGTAGAAAAACCTACACTTGTAATGGGTGAAGTAATTAAAAAATTATAGGGTCGTCACCTTAACCTCAGACCACCATGAAAGAGTCAAATCTTTACAAAAAATTAAAGAAAGAATTTAAATCAATTTCGTTTATTCGTATTGAGAATCGTGCCTTACTTGGCACTCCTGATTGTCTTTGTCAAAATGCTAATGGAGTATTTTTTACACTAGAGCTGAAGGTGACAAAAGGGTACTCTGTACCCCTATCCCCTCACCAAGTTTCTTTTCACATGAAACACAAAGCTTGTACCTTTGTGCTTGTAGCTTGTTCCCTGAAGCTTGGATCTTATCGCTTGTACTCTGGCTCACGGATCTTGGATCTCGTGAGGGAAGGCTTGAAGCTTGAACCTTGTGCCCTGGGCCTACCGGCCATATGCACTCTGCTTGAAGGCTTGCGCTCTGGATAGCCATTAGCCCGGCACCACTCGTTGTGGAGCTGGGTAATGACGTGATAATATTTCTGCTTAGCTGCCATACATCTCTTGGCAATAATCGTCCAGTCCTAGGTTGTCTATGAAGGGCACCGTAACGCGGTCCGAGCCCCAGTAACCTTCGACCTCCATCGTATTCAGGTTTACCCATATAGTTGGCCCGCCTCCAGCCACCATGATCTCTGCAGCCATGTAACGCTTCTCCCTGTCTACCAGATACCTGATGTCGTACGTGCCTTCCATCCAGTCGTGAGCTGTAATATCTTTGCGCGGCTGGTCAACGTAGTCCTGCTGCTTGGCGTCTGTTATATCTCGCGCAATGTTCTTGCACATCCTGCGAAGCTGCTGCCCGCACGTCTCGCTGTGCCTGTTCTTAGATTTCTTCAGCGGCGTGCCGCTGTCTTCAAATTTAACTTGCATGTTTTACCTTTCTGTTACAGGTCCTACGTTATCCCAGTCAGGCAAGCTTGTCAACTATTATTTTATCCTTGTACCCTTGTACATTTTGGGGAGGGCCCACCCTGCTTGAAGCTTGTTGCTTGGACGTTATTTTTATTTTTTGATTGGGCCTTTACCCAGGCCCTGTGGGTCGGCCAAGCAGTTTCCTTAAGCCGATGTTACAGTTTTATACCGCTCGAGACTTGCTTAAGACTCGCTTGACCCCAGATCCCTCTTCACAACACATCACCGTATACGTCGGATGGCCACTAATAGGGATCAGGGCTCAAGCTGGTGCCCTGACGCAAATCGGAGGCACCAGTCAAACCCGAAAGGACTGCAACTAGAGGTTGTGCGATCTATATTAGTTAGTTGGAGGCTAAAGTAATATTTGATACACTTGGTTTTCTAGTTGCATAACCTTAATTGAATATAGTGCTTGACAATCTCTTTGTCAAGGGATAGTATGGGATAATTATAAACACTAACTAGAAAGGACAAAATGTCTAAAATAAGAATGAATACCGAATATAGAAACAAGCTCTATAATCGGATTAAAGATGTGTTCGAGAAAGAGGACACACAAGAACGACAAGCCTTCTTACAAGCGAGAGAGAACTTTGATGAAAGTCAAAAAAATACTTTCGAACTTGCAAGACGAGTTGTAGAGAGATCATACCCTACTGAAGATGTAGCTGTATTACGAAAGTTTAAGAAAAAGTATGGCGACCCATGTGATGTAGTAGCAAAAGATAAATGCTTTTACTTTGCACATAGCGAGGACAAAGATGAAGATGGTGATAAAAAACAAACTTCATCTCACTTTGATTTTAGATTGTATGGTAATCTAAATGGGAACGAGTATGGTGGTGGTGATGAGAGCAATCATTTTGCCCACGCATATTATAGAGAGGAACTTAAAGCAAAAGGTTTAAACCCAGATATAATTGCACAACAACATGGCAAAGACGACAATCCACATAAAACTAAACACAACGACGCCAACAATAAGTTTCTTGGCAAGTCAAGTGGGTATAGTAATGACAATGGAACGGGCATGACAGCAAAATTTGATGAACAATTTGAACTTGATGTCATTGGAACTAGTCATTGTAGATCAAGAGCAATTGCTTGTACTAAAGCTGAGTATGAACAATTTGAGGCATGGCGAATGGCTAAAGCTCATGTTGTAAGCACACACCAAACTTGGATTGATAGCATAACTAAACAAACTGATCAGTTGAAGATTGGCTTGAAAGCATATCGTTATTTAAGTGAGGGTATTGAACTTGCTAGTGAACTAGGAATAGAATTAGACGAGGCAGAACTTGTTAGAACTAATTCTACGGGCTTGACAATTTACAATCCTAGTAATCTTGCGAACTTAATCAAAGGCATGAAAAATAAAACTCAGACGCGAGAACAAAAGATCGCGTTGAGAAAACAATATGAACAATCTTTAAATTAAAGATTGACAAATTATGTGGGGTATGTTATTATCCCACATAATAATAATAGAAAGGACATATGAAAACACAAACTGAAAATATAGAAAGCATACAAAGAGATAGAGAAATATTGAAGTTAATAGGTGGACTTCAAGAGAATGTTAAGTCTTTAAAAGAAATTATTGACTACTTAACGACTAGAATAGAGAAGTTAGAAAGGACTAAAGATGAGTAATTTTTATATAACTTATTTTGCAAAGAAACATAAAAAAATAATAACTAGGAAAGGTCAGTTTGATAAACCAGACGGCACTCCAAGTGCCAAAGGTTCTTATGTATCCAAATCTGGTGAGCCCGTTTTAAACTATTGGGATTTGGACGCGAATGGTTGGCGAAATGCTACGGGACAAATGAGGATAAAATGGAACTGACACTAGCAGAATGGAGTATAGCGATCGTTGTTTCAATCGCTATACTATGGTGGTACACATGAGCGAATTTTTTTGGTGTCATGGTACTGAGTGCCACAAAGCACACACACTCGATCGCGTTCGAGGTAGCAAGGGCTTGAAAGTTTTAAGAACGAGGAAAGTTAAGCAACATACAAATAATGAATGGTATCAACACAATCACTATTTTAATTATTTTTGTAGTCAGGGTTGTTTGTTTGATTTTATAAGAACACACATACAACGAATAATTGCACTTGATCCCCGAACCGAGCCACTTGAAACACCGATTAATGACCCTGAGAAATCAGACACTTACTATAGGGGTTGGAAAATAACTGAGCGAGGGGTTGACACTAGCTCAGAATAATATATTATCCCATATATGATAAACAACGAAAGGATATATATGAAACAATGTATCGAATGTGGTTGCACACCTAAAAATGATGAGTGGGCAGTTAATAGCGACAAACATTGTATGGATTGTGAGCAAGAGCAGAACGATTATTACAATGAGTGTATGGAAACATGGAACGAGCAAGGAGAGGCATTTGATGAGGAACAGCAAGAGAAGGCAAATCATGTTGCTAAATCAATGGATAGAGGTGAACTATGAGTTGCGAAGTAAACACAAGGTGGTTCGAGAGAGCATACGAGGACTACTATGATGAACTCAAAGCAAAGGGTTTATCTGATCAAGAGATAGATAAGTTTATTACTGATCTATTTTATAACTCAGCTGAATAATGAAAGGACATATGAAAGCACAAGAGAAAAAATATACAAGATCAAATAGATTCACAGGTGAATCTATTGAACTAACAAAAGAAGAGGCGATCAAACATGATGAAATCTTCTTACATGAAATGATGGCAACGATAGAAGATAAGGAACTCGGAACTGGTGCAAGTAAGCATTGGCAAGAGATGAGAGATCGTTTGTCATGGTTTATGAAACATAACGCGAAAGCATATATGGTATTATTAGATTAACAAATAACCACAGGATATAGTGTCAAGGAAAATCCTAGACACTATGTCCAAAATGGGTCGGGCTTCGCCCGACCTGTTGCATAAATGTCACACAACCTACGGTTGTGTGCCTCGTGCCTCTGGGCGGGCCCACCCTACGGGCGGGCCCACCCGATAGAGGTACCACTGCAGGTTGCAAATAACCTTGCAACTTGGAGGGCCCACCCTCCCTAAAAAGCCATAGGGGTCCCAGACTTACCCTATATTGCTTAATAAACACGGTCATGGTAGGTTGATTTGAAAACGGTTGTAGAAATGTCAGATTCAAAAAATATTATAAAAAATTTACCAGAAAATGAAGCACAAGAATACGCAGACCTAGAGTTAGCTGATGAGCTAGATAACATGCGTAATTTGGTTACGCACGATTTTTTAAATTTTGTAAAATACATGTGGCCAGAATTTATTGAAGGCAAACACCACAGAGACATAGGACAGAAGTTTAATGACTTAGCTACAGGCAAAATAAATCGTCTGATAGTCA